CAAAGCCTGATTCCATCCGAGGTCAAGTTCCCCGACTTCCAAGCCGCCAAAACTTTTTGGACTGTTGACGGCACGCGCAAGTGGTCTGCGGGTGACGATTGGTTTTACGACATAAAGGAGAAGAACACATGAGCATCGAAGCAATGAAACTGGCGCTGGAGGCGCTGGAGCATGAAGCCAATAAAGGCAACGACAACGCATATCAGCGTGAGCGTGATGCCCTCCGCACCGCCATTGAGCAGGCTGAGAAGCAGGAGCCGGTGGCTGACGAGTTGATTCGTAGCTACATAGGCGCGTTGGTTGCAGACAAGCCTGACGAAGCTGCCGATGCGACAAAGCGCATGGTTGACTATGTGTTTGCCACCCCACCCGCAGCACAGCGCCAATGGGTTGGGCTGACGGATACGCAAATTGAACAGGTTTACTTTGAAACGGTAAAGAAACACCGAGGCACACCAATGCCTTGGGGACAAGTGCAGTTTGGTAAAGCATTGGAAGCCAAACTCAAGGAGAAGAACACATGAGCAACGAATTCGCCTTCCCACACACCACCGAACACCTGCATCAGCCGGTGACGGCGGGGATGACGCTCAGGGACTACTTCGCGGCCAAAGCGATGCAGGGGTTGTTCAGTTGCCCCGATTGGCTTGATGGTGCAGGAGAAGAAGTGGACGTTCCAAATTGCATGGCATCAGCCGCCTACGCTATGGCAGACGCCATGTTGAAGGCAAGGGACGATCCTGATGCTTAGCAAAAATCTCTCGGCCAAGGACAGGCAACATCTGGCCAGGGTGAAAGAGCTTCCTTGCGGGGTATGTGGCCGAGCTGGGCCGTCGGATGCGCATCACATCGAGCAGGGACTGCACCACCTGTGCATACCCTTGTGCAAAGACTGCCACCAAGGCAGCCACAACGGGTTTCACGGGCGCCGGGCCATTTGGAACGTCATGAAGAAGACCGAGCTGTCGGTGCTCAACGACACGATCAAGCGGCTCACCCAGCCCGATTGACGGGGCCGAAATGCCTGGGCCATAATGCTGATGTCCAAGCCTCCTAGCAGTGGTTCTCGGACAACCGGATGTTCACATCCAACCCCCCCGACCCCTAGGGCATAACTGCTCTGGGGGTCTTTCTTTCTGCACGGCAATCACATAAAATTCATGTGCCTGTACTCACAGGCATTCATGTGAACAATCCTAAAATGAAAGACTGCTATGGCCATCGCACAACGCATCTACATCGTCACGACCAGTGACGGCACTTCCCGCCTCGTGAAGGCATCTTTGCGCCAGCAGGCGCTCTCCCACGTCGCCAACACGCTGTTCACCGTCCGGGTGGCCAGCCAGGACGATCTGGTGAAGGCGCTGACCTCTGGCGCGACGGTCGAGAACTACAAAGAGGCCGACCAGATGGAGATCCAGGGGTAACACCTGTTACCGTCCAAGGTATGGACACCGAGGACAAGCGGGCTTGGTGTGCCGAGGCGGAGAAGGATGAGCAAGAGTTCGTCAGGATCCGCCTCCCCCAGCTCCAGATCCGGGGCGTGGTCAACCCTGAGAAGTTTGCAGACCCATTCACCCACGATCTCACCCTGATCACCCAGGCCGACTTGAAGTCGGTCAGGACGCCGCTGTTCAAGGCCAGTGAGATCTACGGCATCGACCCCCAGTACGCCGTCACCTTCAACGTCAAGGATGCGCTGCGCTACCGGGAGCTGTACCCCAACATCATCGTGGTGTTTGACGTGCGCTGGGACACCCTGGAGTGGACTGACAAGCACGGCACCACCTATCGCGTCGAGCCCATGCACGCGACCTTTGCCGGGTTCCTGAGCGACATCCGCCGGGCCATCATGAAGGGTGGCAATCAGGTGCTCAGCTACCAGCGCCGCGTCGATGACAAGGCGGGCAACGCCAAGCACAGCTACGTCTTTGATGTGCGAGAACTACATTGCCTTGGTTGACCACTTGCGCAGTCGCCAAACTTGTGGTTAGAATGGCGGTGCTAGGACGTGGAACTCCGCAGCAGCAGCGAAAGCCGTTAAGTCAGATCCCGACCCCGAATGGGGTGCCGTTACCGAAAGGTGGCGGGTTCCACCGGGGTCTGTCTTAACGGCTTTTTTGCTTTCCACACCCAGCCGTACTCCGCACGACAGCAAGAGCCTGCATGGGCTGCGCGGAAGGAAACACACGGCGATCTCGACACCCCGGATCTGCCGTACCAGCCTGTCAGCGAGGGACTGGTGTAGTCGGTAGGACAAGGGTGGAGTGCCAAGCCTGCCGATGAACGAATCGCTGCCTCCGGGGGACTGGGGTGGGGTCTGTCACTGACTCCCTGCCTGGGTCATGGGTGGTGATCCACCCCTTGGGGGAACTGGGTGAGCGATGTCATGTGATGACATGGGGGGTAATTCATCTGCGATATAGGGGGGTTGGATTGCGCGGGGGTAGGCCGTAAACTGTTCGTCTTTGCTAGGAGAAACAATGAAAAAATTAAATCTCGCGGCCATCAGACTTGATGGCTCGACACAGGCGCGAATTGCGCTTGATTCATCCCAAGTGACCGAGTACGCCGAGGCCATGCGGGACGGGGACAAGTTCCCACCCATCGTGGTGTTCCACGACGGCAGCGATTACTGGTTGGCAGATGGGTTTCACCGATACCACGCAACCAAGCAGAACGGCTTCACAAGCATCGAGGCCGAGGTCAAGACGGGCACGGTGGAGGAGGCGCAGATATACGCCTTCGGTGCCAATGCAAAGCGGGGGCTGTCAACATCACACGAGGACAACCGCAGCATCATCGTCAGGATGCTGAATCACCCGATCAGCAGCACATGGACAAACGCAGAGATCGCCCGGCATGTGGGCGTATCCAAGATGACGGTAGGCCGCATCAAGGCCAGCCTGGAGCAGAAGGAAGACTCTCCTCAAGACTCCAAGAAAACTTACCAGCGCAAGGACGGCAAGCAAGTCACCGTCGATACCAAGAAGCTGGTCACCAAGAAGGCCCAACCCGAGGCTGAATCCCCAGAACAAGACGAGCGAGATCACAAGATCGGCGAGCTGCTCGACACCATCAATGACCTCAACACTGAGAACCAGCGGCTCAAGGACGTGATCGCTGCGCAGCAGTGGGACGCATCGGACATCGAGCGCATCGACATTCACGAAACGCTGGTCGAGTTGCGCGGTCAAATCAAAACCCTGGAGATCGACAACCACGCGCTGCGCGACAGTCGGGACATGTTCCAAAGCCGCAATGCTGAGCTGATGAAGACGGTCAAGGTCTTGCAGGGGAAACTGAAAAAGCTGGAAACAGCCTGAGATAGGGCGCGGTCGCCCTGGCCCACGCCGGAGGGATTCCGGTAGATGAAGGAGTGAACATGGAATTGATGCTGCGAGAGCATCAGCAGCAAGTCATTGAGGCCCTGCGCGAGGGATTTCGCCACGGCCATCAGGCTCAGTTGCTTTATGCCCCTACGGGGTTCGGAAAGACAGAGGTGGCCATCGCCTTGATGAAGGCCACGAAAGAGAAGTACAAGCGAGCTGCGATGGTTCTGGATCGCCTTGTGCTGGTGGATCAGACAAGCCTGCGTCTGTCCAAGTATCACCTGCCGCATGGCGTGTTCCAGTCGGGCCACTGGAAGTTCGACACGTCGGAGCGGCTTCAGGTGTGCAGCGCCCAGACGCTGGAGCGCAGAACAAAGTTCCCCCAGATCGATCTGCTGATCGTGGACGAGTGCCACATTGCGCGCAAGCAGACCGTTGAGTTCATCAAGGCCAACCCGAGTGTGAAGGTGGTCGGGCTCACTGCGACGCCGTTCACCAAGGGCCTGGGCGATGTCTACAAGCATGTGGTGTGCGGCGCCACAAACGAATGGCTGGTGGACAACAAGTGGCTGACGCCCCTGAAGGTGTTCATTGCCAAGGAGATCGACATGACTGGCGCCAAGAAGGTCGCGGGCGAGTGGGCCCAGGACGTGGTGACAGAGCGCGGCATGAAGATCACGGGCGACATCGTGGAGGAGTGGGTCAAGAAGACCCACGAGATCTTTGGCAAGCCTGAGAAGACCATCGTGTTTTGTGCGGGCGTAGCGCACGGCGCTGATCTGGTCGAGCAGTTTGCACGCAAGGGCTTCAACTTCGTGTCCATTTCCTACAAGGACAACGATGACTTCAAGCGGCAGGCCATCGAGGACTTTTCTCGGCCAGACACAGAGATACACGGGCTGATCGCCACTGACATTTTGACGAGGGGCTTTGACGTGCCAGACGTGAAGATCGGCGTGTCGGCCCGGCCATTCAGCAAGTCTCTGAGCAGCCATGTGCAGCAGATGGGCCGCGTGATGCGCGCCCACGCCAGCAAGGAGTTCGGCGTGTGGCTGGATCACTCGGGCAACTACCTGCGGTTCCGGGACGACTGGGACGAGCTGTATGAGGCTGGCGTGCAGGAGCTGGACAAGAAGGTGGAGAAGGCCAAGAAGGAGCCCACTGAGAAGGAAAAGAAAGAGTCCAAGTGCCCTGCCTGCGGCCACCTGTGGCCACGCGGCATGGACATCTGCCCTTCATGCGGCCATGTGCGTCAAAAGCGCAATCAAGTTGAGGCCGTTGCTGGTGAGCTGGAGGAGCTGGCCACGGTCGGCAAGGCGAAGAAGGATGAAAAGCAGAGTTTCTACTCAGAGCTGGTCTGGTATGCCAGCCAGCGGGGCTACAGCCCCAACTGGGCCAGTCACAAGTACCGCGAGAAGTTTGGGGTCTGGCCTCGCGGCCTTGATTATGTGCCAGCCCCGACCAGTACCAAGACGGCGAACTGGATCAAGAGCCGCAACATAGCTTGGGCCAAGTCCCAGAGCAGAGTAAGGATGACGGCATGAACGACGAAGACATCAAGAGGGCCATTTTCAAGGGCAAGCTCTTGATCATTGGCATGGCGGCCCTGGCCGTTCTCATCGCATTGAAGTGGAGGTTTTCATGATTCAAGAACCGGAAGACGAAGCGTGGGACGAGGTGCAAAAGCGCATCGAGATGGAGCAGGCGTTGCGCGAGAAGGCCAAGG